ACGCGGCTGGGTCGACAGGAACTCGACGGCGAGATGATCGAGGATCGCGAGGACGCGCTCTGGTCGCGCTCGGCGATCGAGGCATTGAAACTGCGCGACGCCGGGCCGCTCGGCCGCATCGTCGTCGCGGTCGATCCGCCCTCCGGCGGCGGCCGGGAATCCTGTTGCGGTATCATCGTGGCAGGGCTCGACCGGACCGGGCGCGGCGTCGTCCTGGCGGACTGCTCGGTCGAGGGCGCAAGCCCGGCCGGATGGGCGGGTGCCGTGGTCAAGGCCTATCGCCGCTTCGATGCCGACCGGATCGTCGCCGAGGTCAACCAGGGCGGCGACATGGTGCAGGCGGTGCTGAAGGGCATCGACGCCGGGCTGCCGGTGACGTCGGTCAGGGCCACGCGCGGAAAATGGCTGCGAGCCGAACCGGTTGCGGCGCTCTACGAGCAGGGGCGGGTGGTGCATGCCGGCTCGTTTCCGGCGCTCGAGGACCAGATGTGCGATTTCGGGCCGGACGGGCTGTCATCGGGACGCTCGCCGGACCGGCTCGACGCGCTGGTCTGGGCGCTGACGGCGCTGATGCTGGAAGGCGGCGGCGAACCGCGGGTCAGGGGGATTTGATCTGCCCCCCTCAAGGGGAGGGTGGACGGCCGCCGACCCGGGCAAAACCGCGGACAGGCGTGACGGTAGAGACAAAACGCACCATGACGACCATGCGAGACGGCACGGCATTCTTCCTCGTCTCCCCCCGGGGAGAAGGTGGCCCGCAGGGCCGGATGAGGGGATGCCGCTTGCTCCTCAATCTGCCGCACCCCCCTCATCGCCTCGCCAAGGCTCGGCACTTCTCCCCGGCGGGGAGAAGAGGGAGATCCACGTCCTCCTTGAGGGGGCACGCAGAACGCGCAGGTGGGGATCGGTCAGGGGCGCACAGAACACCCCGGAGCTTCCTCCGACCCTCCCCCTCGAGAGGAGGTGGACGCGCGGTTACTGGCGCGGCGTGGCGGCGGAAGGCTTGGGGTTGGCCGAGGCGCTTTCGCGCATCTGGCGCCATTCGCTTTCGAGGCGTTCGAACTGGGCCTGGGAAATTGGCTGGGCCGGCATGGGCATCCTCTCTTTGATTTTTGCAACGTCCGGTAACGGTGGCGGCGCGGAAAGGTTCCGCGCTCAGCGCCGTTGCCGGTCAAAAAAACAGAATGGAAGGATCAGCGCTTGTCGTCGGTGCCGGTCGGCAGCTTTTGCGTGGAGGAGGCGTTGATGCGCATCTGCTGCCAGACGTTTTCGAAGCGGTCGAGGATATGCTGGGGAACGGTCGCGCGGGTGGCGTCGGCCTGGATCTTGGTCTCTGCGTTCATGCGAACCTCCTCGATGAAAGGGCAATATCATCTTGCCCTCTTCAAATTCCACATCCCAAAGGCAAAGTAAATCAGCAGATTAAACGGTTTAAACGATTTAAATTACTTAAATCGATTTAGCATCACGACTTTTTTCAACATGACCAATGGCGGCGGAGGAAGAATAGCGGTGGATCGGACGGTGTTTTTCAAAGCGGTACGTGCATCACTCTTCGACGGTGCCTTGAAGCAGGGCCAGGTGGATGGATTGACGGCGATTCTCGATCGCTGGGCGCGGATGCCTGAGCCGGCCGACAGGCGCTGGCTCGCCTATATGCTGGCCACCGCACATCACGAGACGGGCCGGACGATGCAGCCTGTGCGCGAAACCTTCGCCACGAGCGACGAGCGGGCAATCGCCATTCTGGAGGCCCAGTTTCGCAAGGGCGGACTGCCTTCGGTGTCCACGCCCTATTGGCGGCGGGACGGCGAGGGCAAAAGCTGGCTCGGGCGGGGGCTGGTGCAACTGACGCACAGGGTCAACTACGCGAAGATGGCGCAGGCGACAGGGATCGATCTGCTGGCCAATCCCGAGCGGGCAATGGAGCTGCCGGTCGCTGTCGATATCCTGTTTGCCGGCATGCAGAGCGGGGCTTTTACCGGCAAGAGGCTTGGCGACTACTTCTCTCTTTCGCGAGAGAGCTGGACGGGCGCGCGGCGGATCATCAACGGCCGCGACAGGGCGGAGCTGGTGGCGAGCTACGGCCGGCAGTATCTCGCAGCGTTGCGGCTGGCAGCCGGCGCGCCGCCGGCGGTCGGACGATCGGCCGCTTGAGTGCTGAGCGTCGAATATGACGCCACTGCGTTGCCCCTCATCCGCCCTGCCGGGCACCATCTCCCCGTTGTGACGGGGAGAAGGGACCAAGCGGCAGACTCCGATTTTCCCTCTCCCCGCCTGCGGGGAGAGGGGCAGGGGTGAGGGGCAAGCGGCAAGCGCTTCCTTCGGTTTCAAATCGCACCCATCGGTGCATTCGAGGACATCATGAAAAATCCATTTCGTCTGCCGTGGCGGCGCCCGGCTGAGAGCGAGCGCGTGGCCGAAACCAAGGCGGCGTCCGGCTTCATCGCCATCGCCCATGAGGGCCGGGCGCACTGGACCGGGCGGTCCTATGCGGCACTGGCGCGCGAGGGCTTCATGAGGAACCCGGTGGCGCACCGGGCGGTAAGGCTGATTTCGGAAGCGGCGGCAGCGGTGCCGCTGCTGCTCTACGAAGGGACCGGGGAGCGCAGCGAGCACCCGTTGCTTTCGCTCCTGGCGCGGCCGAACGGCCGCATGGCCGGGGTCGATTTCCTGGAGACGCTCTACGGCCACCTGCTGCTCTCCGGCAATGCCTATGTCGATGCGGTCAGCGTCGGCGAAGAACTGCGCGAACTGCATCTGCTGCGGCCGGACCGGGTGAGCATCCGCGAGGGACGGGACGGCTGGCCGGAGGCCTATGACTACCGGGTCGGCAACCATCTGCGGCGGATCGCGGCGGGTGAGGGCGGGCTCCTGCACCTGCGGCTCTTTCACCCGCTCGACGATCATCTCGGATTTCCGCCGCTGGCGGCAGCGCAGATGGCGCTCGATCTCTCCAATGCGGCGGCGACCTGGAACAAGTCGCTGCTCGACAATTCGGCCAGGCCTTCGGGGGCGCTCGTCTACCAGCCGAAGGAGGGCGGCAATCTGTCCGCCGACCAGTATGACCGGCTGAAGACGGAGCTCGACGAGGGCTATTCCGGACCGATGCGGGCGGGCCGGCCGCTGCTGCTCGAAGGCGGGCTCGACTGGAAGGCGATGGGGCTGTCGCCGAAGGACATGGATTTCGTCGAGGCGAAGAACGGGGCGGCACGCGACGTAGCGCTCGCCTTCGGCGTGCCGCCGATGCTGATCGGCATTCCCGGCGACAACACCTATGCCAACTACCAGGAGGCCAACCGGGCCTTCTACCGGCTGACGGTCCTGCCGTTGATCGGCCGCACCGCCTCGGCGCTGTCCGGCTGGCTGTCGGCGCGGTTCGGCGAGACGCTGAAACTGGTGCCGGATCTCGACCAGGTGACCGGGTTGACGGGGGAGCGCAGTGAAGTCTGGGCCCGGGTGAAGGACGCGGATTTCCTGACCGACGAGGAGAAGCGACAGGCGGTGGGGTATTGAGGGCCATCAATGGCTTGCGTGCGCGACCTCACGCCGGCTGCTTGGGATTTAATCAATATGTGAAGCGACTGATTCATTTTCTCGGGATGCCAGCTCAAGCGATTCAAAAGATTCGCAAAAACCGCCCCAGCTGACGCAACGTCAGGCAGCGTCGGACCTTCGGCTAGAAGGTTGCCGCAACGTCAGCCATGACCAATTCCAACAGTAGCATCAAGGGCTTAACAAATGGCTGATTTTGGCAATGACCCCGGCCTCTGGGCCGCCAAGGGTATCGGCTCGGCAGCCGGTGCTGCCGTATCGCTTGTCTATATGCTGCCGAAGGGCAAGCGCGAGGCGGGTTCCCGCTTCTTCACCGGCATGGCCTGCGGACTGATCTTCGGTGGGCCGGCGGGGCTCTGGATCGTCTCCAGGCTCGGCATTGCCGGCAGCCTGTCGGGCACCGAGGTGATGCTGACCGGATCGGCCGCGGCAAGCCTTCTCGCCTGGTGGGCGCTGGGGGCTGCGGTGCGGGTCGTGGAGAGGCTTGGGCGACGTAGCCAATAGGCAGTAGGCAGTAGCCAGTAGCCAGTAGCGAATAGCCAGTAGCCAGTAGGCAGTCGGAACGAGTGGCGACTGCCTATTGAACCATCCCTTTCAAACCTGGAGATACTCATGACGACCGACAGCTTGCCTGTCTGGCGAACGAAGAAGTTTGCCAATCTGACGCTTTCCGGGCTGACCGGCGAGGGGCGTTTTTCCGGCTATGCCAGCATCTTCGGCGAGGTCGATCTCGGCAAGGACGCGATCGAGCCGGGGGCGTTTTCGCAATCGCTTGCCCGGCGTGGCGCCGGTGGCGTGCGCATGCTGTTCCAGCACGATCCGGGCGAGCCGCTCGGCGCCTGGAAGACGATCCGCGAGGACGCGCGCGGGCTCTATGTCGAGGGGCTGCTTTCGCCCGGCGTCGCCCGCGCCCAGGAAGTGCACCAGCTGATGAAGGCTGGCGCGCTCGACGGGCTGTCGATCGGCTTCCAGACCGTCAAGGCGAAGACCGACAGGGGCGGCGTGCGCCGCATCCTCGAGGCCGACCTCTGGGAAATCTCGATCGTCACCTTTCCGATGCTGCCTTCGGCGAGGGTCTCGAACGTCAAGAACGCGCGGTTCTTCCGCGACAAGGAAACGGAGCTCGTGCGCACCATGCGGCGGGCGGCCCGGATGATGAAGCTCTGACAAGAAGGAAATGCCAATGAGCAGGACGAGCAGTGTGGCAGCGGAGATCAAGGCTGCCCCCGAGATCACGGTCGCGCCGGAGATCAAGGGTGCTCCCGAGATCAAGATGGGGCCGGAGACGATGACCGCCGCCTTCGAGGATTTCATGGGTGCCTTCGAGGCGTTCAAGGAAACCAACGACCGGCGGCTTTGCGAGCTGGAAGGCAAGCTGACCGCCGATGTCGTCACCCGCGACAAGATGGACCGTATCAGCCGCGCCATGGACGAGCAGAAGCGGCTGATCGACCAGATGGCGCTGAAGAAGGCGCGGCCCGCGCTCGGCCGCAGCGGTGAGGCAAGCCTGGAGGCGTCGGAGCACAAGGCGGCCTTCGAAAGCTACATCCGCCGCGGTGACGAGCAGGCTCTGCGCGAGCTGGAGGCAAAGGCGCTTTCGATCGGCTCGGCGAGCGACGGCGGCTATCTGGTGCCGTACGAGACCGACACCGAGATCGGCCGCCGCCTTTCGGTGGTTTCGCCGATCCGGGCGATGGCCACGGTCCGGCAGGTTTCGGGAGCGGTGCTGAAGAAGCCCTTTGCGCTTGCCGGCATGGCGACCGGCTGGGTGGCGGAAACCGCGGCGCGGCCGCAGACGACGACGCCGCAGCTGGCAGAGCTGTCCTTTCCGACGATGGAACTCTACGCCATGCCGGCGGCAACGGCAGCGCTGCTCGACGATGCGGCGGTCGATATTGAGAACTGGATCGCCTCGGAGGTGGACATCGCCT